TATCAAAATAAGTTGGTTCTATTACATCTACAATAGACCTCGAAAATTCTTTATCTAGTACAATTTGATTAATAAGTTGTATTTGAAATGAGCTTCCTAAATAATCGAAATTTTTGTTAGATGACATATGTTTGAATTGTTGTATGAATAAATATTAGACTAGTGTGCTATATCCCAAATAATTAAATGTTAAATCTTTTTCGGATAAAATATCCGTTAAATCATATAAAACACCCTTGATTTGTTGACGAATATCCACTGTATATCTGATTTTTGGGGGATATATCTTAGCATCAATTCTTCTATGTGAAATTATTTTATCATTTTGTTTTATGAAAATGTTAAAATATTCAGGGCCTTCTACGAAAGAAGTATTAAGAATTGCTGGGTTATTTGTGATGTCATATTGGTTTTCCAATAGATAGCTCACTGATTTCATTTTTAACGAATAATTAAGATTTTCAACCAACCCATTCATGTATTCCAAGAATTCAATTGAATTTTTAGATTTTGGGTTGTAATCTCTTACATTGAAAAATCTTTGTACGATAATGTTATCATTTACCATCATCAAGAATTCCAGTTTGGTTACATCATTTTGTTCTCTCATTGTTAATCATTTTTTTGTTTTAAAATTGTGTTTTTCTTTTCTTGTAAGTTTCAAAAATGGTTTTAAAAAATTTACCCAAGCATCATCACCTTTTGGAAGGAATTTAAAGAATCCATCTTCCATCATCATCTTTATCAGATTTCTATGTCCTCTACCATTAGGGTCTAATGTTTCCTTATAATAAAGTTCAACCATCTCTTTTCCTTCATCATCAATTAATGGTTCTGATAAATCTACAATCTTTTTATTGATTTCAAAGAATTCATCACCATATATTCCTGTCTTTGTTTTTCCTGTTAAAAGGTTTTTAATGGTGTTGTTTTCTTTATCTTCTTTCAAAAGATTTTCAGCCTTGGTTAAAATATCGTCAATTGTTACGTCTTGTTCAAGTAATTCTGGAAAAAATTTAAATAAAGTTTTATCACCCAAATAATATATCCCATCAATATTATCTGATTTATCACCACATAATACCTTGTATGTCAAAATATTATTATGTGGAATTGAATGCTCTTTTAATTTAATCTTATCCCCATTTCTATACATTTGTTTTGCGGATGGTGAATAAATTGATACATTTGGGGAAATAAGTTGTGTTAAATCCTTATCAGATGAGAATATTGTAATTGATTCATCTTTAGCAATTTGACAATAATAAGCAATTAAATCATCAGCTTCATTATTATCTATGTTAACTTGTCTAATAAACATTTCTTCCAAATATTGTTTAACCCTTTCCTTTTGATATGAAAAGGATTCTTCTTTGAATACATTGGAATCAACCACCCTATTTTCTTTGTATTGGGGATATATAATTTTTCTTTTACTTGAATTACCTGCACCATCCCAAAAAGCAATTACTTTATCAAAATTGTATTCCTCAATAAATCTTTTAGTTGTGTTAAGGAAATGCCAAATACCCCCAATATGATTACCATTGTGGTAATATTCTTTAACCCCATAGAAGCCAATCTTCATTAGGTTGTTCCCATCGATTAATAATGTCTTTGTCATTAATTTTTTTTAAGGGTTAACAAAATTGTTTTCTTCTTTTTTGAATTCAGATGTAATGTATTCACCCAAAAATTCTGTAAATATTGCTTCCATTACTGGAACACATATAGAGTTACCAGCTAACGCAATGTGATTGTTTGTTGTTAGACTTGTCGATAATAATTTATCAATATCTTCTTCTCTAACACCCATAAATCTATAGGCTTCTCTTCCTGTTATAGTTCTTATTCTCCCATTAACCATAATCTGCGGTGAACCCGTTGTTGTTAAACAAGGTGAACAACCATCAATGGAATAGATACGTCTTGCTTGGTCATATTTAACATCGTTTCTACGTCCCACAAGTCTGCACACGCTATTCTTTTTAGGTTCGTTGGGTGTTATGTCACATTCAATAAATAAGTTCTCCACAATGTCATTTTCTATGAATGGTCTCATTGGTACTCTTTGTTTTTTGTGTTTTTCAACACCATCCATAATCTTCCCAACTTCATCATTTGTCATTCCAAAAACTGACATCATAAAGACTCTCTCCCTATTCTGTGGGCATCCATAATCAGCCCCATTTAAAACCCTCCAAGAACATCCATATCCCAACTCATTTAAGAATGATATGTGTGCCTTGAAGTTATCAATATGGTTATGAGATACCAAGTTTTTAACATTCTCCATCAAAAGATACTTGGGTTGGTTCTTTGTTAAAATCCTTTCCACTTCATACAATAAACCACTTCTTGTACCTTTTTGAATCCCTTTTTGAACTCCTGATATTGATATATCTTGACAATTATGAACAACACAACCATTTGCAGTAAATGAATGGTCATTTTCTACTTCTATATCATAAACATCATCGTATAACTCAGTTTCAGATACAGATTTTATGGGGGTCCATAAATAATCATTTTCTATAAATGAATTTTTATGGTTTTCTTTAGTATCAAAAGCAATTGTATATACATCTCTTTGGTTAACTTCTCTACCTTCAATAATATATTTTTTTTCTTTTTTGGTTTTGTAGATTGAAAAAGGAATACGGTATACTTTCATAACACATTGACCAATACCATAAATTAATTCCCTACTTACACTGCAAATTCTTTTTCTTATTCCATCAGTAAAAGTACTTCCATCGGCACTGAAATAACCCTCAATGAAACCATCTAATAAATCAATAGGTAAGTCAAAAATTTTATTTGTTAGTTTTTTACCATGAGCATACATCCCAAATTCTTTAACAAACTCACTAATTTCTTTTTTTGGTAAGTGTATTTTGTAAACTGAACCCTCAAGGGTTAATGAATACTTTATGTTCAAATTATTTATTTTTTCAGTGATTTCAACAAGTTCAGCATCATCTTTAGATGAACAACAAATTATTATACCTCCTTGAGTTCTTACCCATCCATCACCGATGTATCTACCAATTAACCACCAAAAATCATAACTTGTCATCAACTTTGATAACTCATTTTTAATTCTACTTTTTCTACCATCTTTCCACATCATTTCAATACCATTCCATTTTGGTATTTTAGATTCTTGATTTATTGGTAAACCTAAATAATCTTTTTTATCTAAGTTTATAACTTCTTTCCAATAAGGGTCGGAAAAAGTACCATTTGATTGGTCTTTAGTTCTTACATAGAATTTGTGATTACTTGTAGTTTCTATAGAGTCAACAGGACTAACTATAACCTCCCAAATTTTTTTCTTTCCTTGATTGAAGAAATTTTTAACTTCTTCAAATTTATTGTTATGGGTTAAAACACGTTCACCTACATTGACATCAATTATTGACTTAAACCCATCTTCAGTTAACACTAATGTGTTTTTTGTAAAACAAGGGAATGAATAAGTCATTAGGTCACATTGGGGGTAATTGTCCTCGTTTACCTTCGAAATGTCCCCCAAGTTACCCAATGTTGTTGTATGTAATGAATCGTAAGCAATGTTTGCGGTTTTAAGGATGTCACAATTTGCAACATTCTCAAAATCAACACCAATGTATTTTAGTGCCAATTCTTGTGTCCCATAACCCGAAAATAGTGATATAACTTTTAATTTATTCATATTGTAGTAGTGTTAATCGTCAAAACCATTCTCATGAAGAAAGTCATTGAATATGCCATATAATGTAGTAAATGACTTCATTAGTGTTTCGTAATCACTATTACTAATATTTGTCCTTATCGCATCGATGTTAGACCTTACAAGGTATGCTTGTTTAGCAATATCATCTCTACTAGTAGGACTAACATCGGATATTTGTGATTTTTTTAATTTATTCATAATTTTTTAATCTTCGTAAGAAATATCATTTGTTTCTGACACGCTTTCATCCAATGTAATTTCACCAGTACCACTTAGAATTGCATTCCAATATTGTGAATATTCTTTTTTATATTTCTCCAAAGCTTCTTTAGTATCCGAGATATATCCTTGAGGGACTGCAATTATTTTACCATCATTATAACCAAGTCCATTTACGTGATTCTTTATGATTGATATTTTTGTTCTAATTGCGTATCGAACAGTTCTACCACTTTTTGTTGCGGTAATATGATTAATACCAGCCTTTTTCTGATTACCAAATAAGAAAACTAAAGATGAAGCTAACCATAGTGCCTCGCCACCTTTTGCTTTAATTTCTGGTTGTCCAAAAGGATTATCAGGTAAATCAACCCAAGGTTGGTTAACTACCACCATAGTATTGTAATAAGGATAATCTTCTTTTTTTGATTTGGCAATCCTTGAGTGAATACCCATACCAATTTTATCGGCTAAAGCTGATGCGTTGTGCATTTTACCACCTTTACCTTCAAAAGTCATTTTACAAGGAATTGAGCCCACAGAGTCCCATAGGAATAATAAATTATATGGTAGTTCTCCTTTTTCTTGAGCATCTATTAAATCATTAACGTAATCAGTAGCTTGTTCAATATAATCAAAACTATCATTAAAAATAAAATCACCATCCCATTCACCTTCATCGTTTTGTACTGCGTTTAATCCTAATTCAACTGCGTGACTCCAACTCCATTTCTTTTCAGTGATTATAAAAACGGGTAAATGTCCTTTTTTTTGTGCATCAACTCCACTAAGAATCATTGCAGTGGTTTTACTACTATTTGAGTGCCCCAAAAACATATTAATCCCTCCCATAATAGGGCCTGGTAACCCACAAGCTTCCATAAAAGCATCACCACAATTGTAGTAACTTTCTGGTTTGTATTTTGTTTTAGTTGAAAACTTGGACTTTATTGAGTCCAAGCTTATCTCTTTTTTTTTAATTGCCATATTCAATATTATTATATTTAAGAAATTCTTTTAATTTTTCTGCTTTTAGAATAATGTTAGAAAATTTATTTAAATAAACATCAATTTCATTTAAATCATTTTCTTGTACTTCATCTATTGGATTTCTGAAATACATTAACAATGTTTTTTCGCTTTCTAAAAGTTCAAGCTCATATTTTTCCATAAGAGCTAAGTATAGTTTTTCTGAGTTAATCATAAAAGTGTTAAAAAACCCCATTAAAAAAAATGGGGCTTATGTTAGATAATAATTTTAGAACGGAAGGTCACCATCAGCATCAAAGTCAGCTTGTGGGTCTTCATAAGAAGGTGTAGATTTTCCTCCAAAAGAGACTTCGGCGGCTTCAGAGTTTCCATATACATAACCACCTTTTTCACTATCCCATCTTGGTGTTTCACCTTTTGCAATAGCTTCCAAGTATTCAACTGGTTTTTTAGAATATACGTCAGCCCAAGTTAATTCATCATTCACCCAACCATCAGCAGTTGATTTATCTGTGTGAATTGGTGCTGGGTCATCATACATAATTGTTTGTATAACTGTGTATGTAGCACCTTTTGGTGTTTTGGCTTTAGTCATTTCAAGGATAATGTCTCTACCTTTTTCAGCATCAGTTACATCACCTTTAGCACGGAAGATAGGAATTAGTTTGTCTAATATACCTTCGTTTTTGTAGTTGTGTTTAAATCTCCAAAATTTTACACCATCTTGCTCGTTATCACGGTCAATTAATTTAACGATGTAAAATTTACGAGGTTTGTATTGTTTGGCAAGTTCTTTGTCAGCATCTTTACCAGTTGCCATAAGTTCTTCATATACCTCAGATAGTGGTGAACGTTCATTGTCGTTCTTTCCTGGGTCATAAAACTTTTGCCATTTACCATCAACTTGGATTTCGTGGAACCACACTTCTTTAAAAGGTGAAGTTCCATCATTAGTTGGTAAAATTCTTAATCTTTTTTGTCGTTGTTTTTCAT